CGCTTAGGCTGTCGATGGGGTATGAACCAACTACACCATTAGAAATGTTATCGGATGGAAAAGAATTGCGTATTCGCAAGCATTTTACCGGCTGCATGTTTTGCGGATCAGACGATAAGGTTGTGGCATGGCATGGGGACAGGGTTTGCAGGGCATGCGCGAGTGATATTTTAGCCAAAGGCGTGAAATAGATGGAGTATAGCGAGTTTATAGAATCAAAAATGATCATTACTCAGTCGGTAGGATTCGACGCAACGGATATAAACGATAAGTTGGTCGACTTTCAAAAAGACATAGTTCGATGGGCGCTAAAGAAGGGAAGATCTGCCATATTCGCCGATTGCGGGCTTGGGAAAACCCCTATGCAGCTAGAATGGGGAAATCAAGTTAATAAACACACAGGCGGGAACGTGCTTATCTTGGCTCCTTTGGCAGTAAGTAAGCAAACCGCTAAAGAGGGTGAGAAATTTGGCATAGCGGTCCATGTGTGCCGAACTCAATCAGATATTAAACCTGGAATAAACATTACAAACTATGAGATGTTGCATCACTTCGACCCTTCGAAATTCACGGGTATTATCTTGGATGAGTCCAGCATCTTGAAGGGTATGAACTCTAAGACTAGGATTGCCATAACTGATTCATTCTTAAGCACTCCGTACAAATTAGCTTGCACCGCTACCCCGGCCCCGAACGACTATATGGAATTAGGGAATCATTCTGAGTTCTTGGGGGTCCAAAAGCGATCTGAAATGCTGGCAATGTTCTTTACGCATGATTCTGGTGAGACAAGTAAATGGCGAGTTAAAGGACATGCGGCACAGAGATATTGGGAGTGGGTTAGTTCATGGGCCGTAGTGATTCGCAAGCCATCAGACTTAGGTTATGAGGACGGGGAGTATGTCCTGCCTGAATTAAAAATGCACCAACACACGGTAACGACTAGTCAGCCACCTGATGGGATGCTATTCACTATCGAGGCAATGACATTACAAGAGCGTCAAGCTGCCCGTAGGACGAGTATAGAGGATAGGGTTATGGAGTGTTCATCCATAGTAAATAAAAGCTCTGAACCATGGGTGATATGGTGCGACTTAAACGCAGAAAGCGAAGCACTCAGAAAGTCCATAGTCGATGCGGTAGAAGTAAAGGGTAGTGACAAGCAGGATCATAAAGAGAATTCGATGGTCGGTTTTTCTAGCGGAGACGTTCGGATACTAGTTACAAAACCTTCAATAGCAGGGCATGGTTTAAATTGGCAACATTGCAATAATGTGGCGTTCGTTGGTCTGTCAGATAGCTACGAGGCGTTCTATCAGGCGGTTAGGCGGTGTTGGAGATTCGGGCAAGAGAAAGAGGTTAATGTCCATATGATAACAGCGCATACAGAAGGTGCGGTGGTCGCAAATATAGAGAGAAAAGAGCGAGATGCAATGTTAATGATTAATGAGATGGTCAAGCATACGCAGAATATCACGAGTGCTGATGTAAGGGGAACCAAGAGGGATCAGACGGATTACGTTCCGACTCATAGAATAGTTATTCCGGAATGGCTGGGGGTGTCGAGTTAATGCAAATGCCATTTGTTCTTAATCAAGCTAGTGGCGAAAATTGGCACTTATACAATGGTGATTGCGTCGATGTGGCGAAGTTGATACCGAGTGATTCTGTCCACTTAACAGTAACGTCTCCTCCTTATAGATCGTTATTTACGTACAGTAACGCTTCCCGTGACATGGGTAATAGCAGGACCCCGGAGGAGTTCTATAAACACTTTAGATACCTGATAAACGAGCTTATGCGGATAACAAAACCAGGGCGCATAGTGGCAATAGATTGCATGAATATCCCAGCTATGAAGGAACGGGATGGCTATATCGGCCTACATGATTTTAGGGGAGATCTAATTAGGTTGTTCTTGGATGCAGGATTCATCTTCCACAGTGAACATTGTATGTGGAAAGACCCTCTGATCGAAGCTGTGAGAACTAAGGCGTTGGGATTAATGCACAAGCAATTATGCAAGGATTCGGCAATGTGTCGGGCTGGAATACCTCAATACTTACTGGCGTTTCGCAAGCCTGGAGCAAACGAAGAAAGAGTATTCCATGAGAATGGCCTAGATTACTTCATTGGCGAGAACGAACCAACGGAAGGAACATTGCAGCACGAACGATGGCGCAGGTATGCTTCTCCGGTTTGGATGGATATTAACTTTGGAAATACACTCAATCATAAAACAGCAAGGGGAGAATCAGACGAAAGACATATTTGCCCAATGTCGATGGATATTATTGGTCGTGGTGTGCAGTTGTGGTCTAATCCTGGGGACGTTGTATTTGATCCATTTGCAGGGGTTGGTTCAACTGGGTATGTGGCCTTGGAAATGGGCAGAAAGTCGATTGGGATTGAGTTAAAAGGTAGCTATTTTAACCAGAATAAGAAGAATCTCGAATCGGTAGTTTTACCGGAGAGTACGGAAAATATGACGATGTTTGTGTAAAAAAATAAGCCAGATTATCTCTGGCTTTCCTTCTCCTTATTAAGATTATCTTCAGCCATCTTACAAATTTGCTGACTAAACGAACGCTTCTCCTTTTCTGATAATTTATGAATTCTATCGTACAGATCATTGTCAATTGTTATGGTTATTTTCTTCTTTGCCATACCGCGCACCTCCAATGTATTGAGTATAGCATATGCCATACGATGTGTAAATATACATGGCATAGTATGGTAAACGGTGGCAAGGTATGGTATAATTATAGGAAGGAAGGATGGTAAATATTTAATGGCAATAGACGCTTATTATTTCAGCCACGACTCGAATGCGAAGGATGACCCAAAGTGTGTGTTGCTAATTGAACAATTGGGATTAGAGGGTTACGGAATATATTGGGTACTTATCGAAATGCTATCAAGTGAAGTGGATCACAAGTTAAAGGTTAATGAAATCCAAGGGTTTGGTATTACTCCTGAATTAATCAGCGATTTAATCAAAGAATACAAGTTGTTCGAAAGTGATGGCGTGTATTTTTGGACAAACAAATTCAAGTTCCGTTCTATTCCAGATTACGAGTACGGCAGGCTTTCTGAGATTAATATTAATCTTTGGAATGCCATAAGAAACGAAGTATTCAAGAGGGATAACTACACTTGTTATTACTGCGGACAAGTTGGTGGAATATTGGAAGCCGACCATATTCAAGCTCTTTCTAAGGGTGGATCAAATGAGCTTACTAATCTAGCAACTAGCTGTAGGCGTTGCAATAGGCAGAAGAAAGATAAGACAGTGGAACAGTTCAAGGCATGGAGGAGTGAACATGTCGGGAGTTAAGTGGATAAAAATATATACAGACATGGTTAGTAATAAGAAAATAAAGCGCATACGATCACTTCCGGAGGGAAATAACATCATCTTGATTTGGGTATTCCTTATAGCTCAGGCCGGAGAATCTAATAAAAATGGAGCACTGTACTTAACGGATACCATACCATTCATGGTAGATGATTTAGCTATTGAGTTTGAATTTGATGTTTCTGTTATCAGACTAGCAATCATGACTCTTCAAAAGTTCTCTATGATAGAGGTGTTCGAGGAAATCATCTATATTAAGAATTGGGAAGAGTATCAAAACGTAGACGGATTAGAAAGAATAAGGGAACAAACACGAATTAGGACTTCTAATTACAGGCAAAAACTTAAACAATTATCTTCTTGTGACGTTACATGTGACGCTACGGTGACGCATAGTGACGCAATAGAACTAGATAAAGAATTAGATATAGAACTAGATAAAGAAAAGAAGATAGATATTGTTCCCTACAGGGAAATCATCGAATATCTCAACCACGAAGCGGGAACAAAATACAAATCGTCCTCAAGATCAACAAGGGAACATATTCATGCTAGATGGGAAGATGGTTTTAAACTTGAAGATTTCAGATCCGTGATTGATAAAAAAGTAGCAAGTTGGACTGGAACTGATCAAGAGAAATACCTAAGACCGGAAACACTATTTGGCACAAAGTTTGAGGGTTATTTGAATGAGAAAGTTTCTGCCAAAAGATTAGACAAACCCCACGTAACCAAAGCATGGGAAAGAACACCAACCCCATCCGTCCAAGACAACATAACAGCCCAATGGTTATCTATGCACGAGGAGGCAGAAAAGAATGGACAAGCCTGAGTTTGCTAAATTTTACTCATATATCACATCAATTACCACGGATACCAAGCCATCACCGCAAAGAATGGAGGTCTACTGGGACGCGCTCAACGATCTCCCTTTCAACATAGCCATGATCGCTGCTAGAAAAGTAATAGCAACCCTTGAAAATCCATTCTTACCAATGCCGGCAGTATTCCGAGGTATGGCAGCGCAAATCACCGGGCCGAACATCCCACCGGCTCCGGACGCATGGGCAGAGGTTATAAAGTCAATCCGTAACTTCGGTATGTACCGCGAACCGGAAGCGTTGGCAAGTCTTAGTCCTTTGACAAAAAAAGCAGTTGAAGCGATTGGATTTAAAGATATTTGCCTATCTGAAAACATTGACGTAATACGAGGGCAATTTAGAATGGCATACGAAGCCTTAGAGAAAAGAGAAATCACGGACGCAAAAACTCCGCAATCCTTAAAGCAAATCATAGCAGTAATGCAGGGCGAAAAGGCGTTGGCTGAACCGAAACAGATAGAAAAGATTAATCTCTGAAAATGTGGAGGAGGATTGATTGCGGATGGCCTATAACTTTTACATCCCACCAACTGCATACGAAATAGCATCCCAAAACGGAATAAGCACAAGGTTACTCACCGACAGAGTGAGGATACTGGGATGGAGCATTGAAAGAGCAACGAAAGATCCTCCGCGAAAGCAAAGGGATTGGAAGAAATGGACAGGTATTGCAAAGGAGAATAATATTTCCCTTTCTGCATTTTACAGAAGGGTCAACGAATTAGGTATGAGTCTAGACGATGCGTCAACTATGCCCGTGATGGATAAGGAAACATTGATTAACAACATAGCAATAGCAAAAAGGAAATACCCCAAGGAATTTGAGGACATCGCCGCGGCTAACGGAATAGGGAAGAAAACGTTTGTTAGCAGGATGTTTAGAAGATGGAATCCGTTAGAGGCTGCAACTACGCCTGTTAAGAGATAAGGAGGATTCCGAATGCGAACAACCTTCAATGAAAAAATAGCCCTACAGCTCTACAACTCCGGAAAAAACGATACCCAAATAGCCAGGGTTGTCGGGAAAAAGCCAAACACTATCGCACAGTGGAGGCATAGGAATAACCTACCTGTCAACATCGGAAAACTGGCTGATGGAACATACCAAACCGGTGATCATTACCGCGATGTACTGGAACCTGGACAAGTGGACGATATGAGCATGTTTCTTATCCACTTGCTCAGGGCCGGAAAGAAAGCTGTGAGAGCAGGGGTTAAGCCGGATGTCATGGGGTTTATGGAGGTTTATGCTGGTAGGACTAAGATGTGGGCAGAGGAAAGACGATGTGGGATAAGGGAGGAGATGGCAAGATGAGCAAATTAACTAGGGATGAGATTATGGCTAGATGGGATGCGTCTACATCGAGGGAACGTGATGCTTGGGTGGCTGAAACGGTGATGGGGTGGAAAATAGGATTTGACCCAGCAGAGGACGGAGGGGCATCTTGGTTTACCGAATCAAACGGTGGTGATTGGGTAGAGACGGATTATTGTCCTGAAAATTTCAAACCGTCAACCGACATATCCGCAGCGCGGAAAGTTATTGCCGCAATGAATTCACCGTACCTAATAGCCAGCACGGAAGATGGGGATCAAAGTTGGGTACATTTCGGTAATGAAGCGAATGCGGTAATAGGAGATGTTGCCGAAGCCATCTGCATGATTAATTACTGGGACGAAGCCCGAAAACTACTCCCTCTCTCAAACTGCCTAAAACGTCAGTACGCCTGTGTAATCGTGATGGGTGGTCGCATTATATCCAAGGGGTGGAATGAGTCGCTTAAACCATGTACTACGTGCGCTAGAATGGATATTGAACATAATGTCGGTGACTATGCGGAGTGTAGAGCGGTGCACGCAGAAGCTATGGCTTTAGTCAAGGCGAGGGAAAATAGCTTGCATGGTGCTGAGTTGTATCTAGCATGCGCGGATGAGGTTGATCCTATACCTTGCCCGACATGCCAGAAGTTGTTGGATTGGGCAGGAGTTAAGCAGGTCAAGGAGGTCAATCCATGAAAACAGGTCACACCCGAAGTTATGGAACAATCCTCACGGGGCAGCTCATGGATGAAAAATGCACAACAAGAGCTAGTCCGTGCGTGAGGTACTTCATCGATGCGGAGGGCGAGAGGGTTTCGAATCCTGAAGAGTTTGCAACAGGTGGTGCGCTTATTACGCCTACAGAATACAGAAAGAGGGTGGATAATTTGCCTAAGAGGGATGAGCTAGGGAAGTTCGTTAAGAAGTCAGCAGAGGGCAAGGAACAGGCATTAGGCGCGAGCAAAGAAGATGAGGGTAGGATTGTTAGGGGAGGAGGTAAGGAAGGGCTAGAAAAGGCAGAAGTAAATAAGGATGATTTATGGGTTTGCGGAGATTGCATGAAGAATGGTGTAGAGTGTGACAAACCATACGATGAGGATTGTGTAAGGTGGTCGATGGGTAGGGATTGCGCATTGGGAGTCACTAACAAGGGTGCGTGCCGAGTTGTGACAAATAATCCGGTGGAGGAAACTAAGGATGATCTCAAAGGATTAGCGGAACCAGAACCTGCGTGGACTCCTGAGTATGCAGGTGAATGTCGTAACGCCCCAACTATGGACGAGATAATCGAAAAGAAATGCAAAATAATTAAAGATGGCTTAACTATCCTACAGGGAATGTATATCAGAAAAGCAAAGGAAGATTTTGCGGGCAGGGTTAGGGAAATGATGGGAGCGTTGTAAATATGGATGAGTGTGGAACTTGCTATCATTGGATGATAAAAAGAGTTTGTCCGAGAGAAGCTAAGGGAATTATGGTACATGCGGGTATGCCAGCTTGCGATAAATATTCGGAGCAAGCTTGGTTTACAAAATTAAAACTAGAAAGAGGAAAGTAATATGCTGAATCGTGTGGTATTAAAAGAAAAAGCCCGTCATTTTTTGACGGACTCAAGGAAAAGTATTATTGATTTGTCTAGTATTTTCGATAACGGTATGCCCGTTTCTAGTGAGTAAGTCTTTATCTTCTCCCAAAGCTTTGTATCTATCGCGTTAGAAATCGGGGTTCTAGTTTTAAGCTCTTTGTTAGCCATTTCATCACCTCAAAATATAGTATATATCATATGGTAGATGAGGGCAAGTCGTTGAAAGTCCTTGGACACTGTGATATAATAGTATATGAAAGGTAGGTGTAGAGAAATGGAGATAGAGGTTGATAAGACAATAAAAAATAATATAGGAGGGATCATTAAAAAGTATAAAAAAAGTCCTTGGGAGTTGGATGAATTGGAGTTATTGAATAAACTTGGTCCGCATTTCTCATTCAAGGAATTACTGAAATTTTTTCCAAACAAAACACTCGCGGCTATTAAAAACAGATCATTCAAACTTGGGATTAAAAAGAGCGTTGATACTATACATGAGATTAATAGTAAAAAAATAAAAAGTGCTGTAATGGCTAGATCAAAGGGATATTGGGTGGATAAAAGGGGTTACGTCTATATTAGAATACCTGAGCATCCATACGCAACATTAACGGGGTATGTTTGTGAACATCGTTTAGTTATGGAAGACATACTAGGAAGAACGTTGCTCCCTAGCGAAGTTGTCCATCATATTAATCAAAATCCATCTGATAATAGGGTAGAAAACTTACAATTAACGAATCCTCATGAACATCAAACTCTCCACCATCGAGGACATTATTGGAGTGAAGAGTCTAAGCGTAAAGTTGGTTCAGTAACGAGGGAAAGGTTAAGGAATAAATTTAACCACAGAAGCTATATACACATAGAACCTGAAGAGGTAAAAAGGGTCGTTTTATCAAAGCCAAATATACGTCAGGCTGCTATGGCTCTAGGCCTAACCCATGGATCACTTATTTACAAAATAAATTATTTAGGATTGAAGGAGTGGTTTGACAATGTACAGCAAAATCGCCGTTATAGGAAGATGCACAGCGGAGCCAACGCTTAGGTACACAACTAATGGTGTCGCAACATGCACATTTACGTTAGCGGTAGACAGGGCACGAAAGGATGCTCAAGGAAATAAGGTTACTGATTTTTTCATCGTAGAAACATGGAGGGGGCTGGCTGAGAATTGTGCAAACTATCTTGCCAAGGGTAAGTTGGCATTAGTTGATGGTGAACCGCACATTGACAAGTGGGAAAAGGATGGCGTAAAGCATCAAGTATTTAAAATATCTGCGGAAACTGTACGGTTTCTTAGCCCGAAGGGTGAGCAGCAAGGCGACAACAACGCAACAGAAAGAACACCTGCAAGCTCATTTGGGCATGAAGTACCCATGGATAGTGAACAAATCCCGTTCTGATCTAACAAATAGGGGTGCGCGAAATGTCCACCCCTTAAAAAAGGAGGAAGTTTGATGAGTGGAAATATCTACGAAAATCCTGAGCTTATGGGTGGTAAGGCATGATTATAATCGGAATTGACCCATCGCTAACCTCTACCGGAATTTGTGTAATGACTGAAAATGGACAAGTGTTACAATCCCTAGCTTTATCCTCTAAACACTACGGAGTTAAGAGATTATCTGACTTCAGGGAAATGTTGGGGAATCTATTCTATCCATACCGTAAAAATGGGCACGAACTATTTATCGCAATCGAGGGATATTCTTTCGCATCTAATACCCAGGGGATTGCATTAGGGGAACTTGGTGGGATGATGCGACTGTATATGTATGAGTTGGGAATTAAGTGCGTCGAAGTCCCCCCTACAGTCGTGAAGAAGTTCGCAACAGGTAAAGGTAATAGCGATAAAATAGCCATGGGAGTGGCGTTGCAAAAACAATTTGGCATGGAATATCCAACAAGTGATCAAACGGACGCACACTTTTTAGCCTTAATTGCGATGGCGTACTTAGGGCTAATGCCAAACTTATCTAAGGCTAGGGAAGCGATTATTGCTGACATGAAAGCTCCTAAAGTCAAGAAAGGAGCCAAGAAACAGGCTAAATGATAGTTTAACCTGCGTGGAGTAAGAATTCTCCCACCTCGTTAGGTGGGAGATGAATTGCGACCTTCGTTCTTCTCTAGATACTCTATGGCTAACTTCTCCAATATCTTGCTAACGTCTGTTCTCTCTAATATTGCCTGTATCTTTAGTCGTTCTATGACGCTTTCCTCAAACATAGTGTTGAATTTCTTTCTCATTATATCATTCTCCCTCTTGTCATATACGCCTATGCGTAGTATAATGGTATTATACCAAACAGGAGGTGAAAATGCAATGCTGAAAGGATTCAAGTACAGAATATATCCGAGCCAAGAACAGAGAACCTATTTTGCCAAAACATTTGGATGCGCTAGATTCGTCTACAATCAAATGCTTGGAGACAAGATTGCTCATTATCAAACCACTGGACTAATGCTCAAGAATACTCCTGCACAATACAAAGTTGAGTTCCCTTGGCTCAAGGAAGTTGATAGTTTGGCGTTAGCTAATGCCCAACTTGATCTTCAAGCCGCATATGGTAATTTCTTTCGTGATCCGAAAGTAGGATTCCCTAACTTCAAGAAAAAGACCAATGACAAAAGCTACACCACGAACAATCAAAAAGGTACGGTTAGGATTGATAATGGTTACATCAAACTTCCGAAACTTAAAACAATGGTAAGGATCAAACAACATAGAACATTTGATGGCGTGATAAAATCCTGTACCGTCTCGCAAGTGCCTAGTGGCAAGTATTTTGTCTCAATATTGGTCGAATGCGAGATAGCTACGCTCCCTGTATTGGCTACTAAGGTTGGAATTGACGTAGGGCTGAAAACCTTTGCTGTCATGTCCAATGGAAAGATTGTTGCAAATCCTAAACACCTTAGACGATCGGAGAAACGTCTTACTAAATTACAGAAAGACTTATCACGTAAGAAAAAAGGTAGTCGTAACCGGAACAAAGCAAGAATCCATGTTGCATTGTTACATGAGAAGATTGCTAATCAACGCAAAGACTTTTTGCATAAGTTATCTTCTGAAATAGTTCACGAAAATCAAGTGATTGTATTAGAGGATCTTCGCATAAAGAACATGGTTAAGAATCATAAACTAGCAAAAGCAATCTCAGAAGCTTCTTGGAGCGAGTTTAGAACCATGATTGAGTACAAAGCTAATTGGTATGGCAGAGAAGTTGTAATTGCTCCATCCAATTACGCTAGCAGTCAATTGTGTTCGGTGTGTAACTTCAAAAATGTACTGGTGAAAAACTTGGCATTAAGAGAATGGGATTGCCCACAATGCAATACTCACCATGATAGGGATGTCAACGCAAGTCAAAACCTACTAAAACTTGCCTAGTATTAGGTATATCGTGGGTCAGGACATGACCTTTGAGCTTGGGTAAACTTGTCGCATTGGCGATATTGACCAAGAAGCTCCCACTTCAAATTTCATCAGGAATTAAGTGGTGAGAGTATGTCACAGTGAAAAAGGTGGTAAATAGAATGAAAAATTGTAGCACTTGTAAACACGTTTACAACCAACACTCTGATACTTGCGGGGTATGCAATAAGCACTATGGTTTTCCAAAGTGGGAACCTAAGTTATCCGTTATCCCAACTAAACTAATGCACACCACAGACCCCATATTCCTTCCATACCGCAAGCATTCTAACGATGCAGGTGCAGACCTTCGAGCGCGGATAGAACAGCCAATTAGATTGCATCCTGGCGAACTGCACAAGGTTCCGTCTGGCGTTGCTGTCGAAATACCGCCTGGTTACGTTGGATTACTACAGCCGCGTTCTGGGGCA